AGGTAGCGCCGGTTCCGATCATGCGACATGGACTTCGGGCACAGCAACGGGAGGTTTCGTCAGTCACATGATGGCGGTGCTGCCGGCGCCGGCGGCCGGGCCCACGATCACCCAGCACCCAAGCGACCAAGCCAAGCTCATCGGCGCCACGGCGACCTTCAGCGTTTCCGCTACGGAGCCCTGATGATTACCTACCAGTGGCAGAAGGCTGAGTTCGGCAGCGAGACGTGGAACGACGTCGGCGGGGCGATCTCCAGCACCTACACGACGCCCGCTGTCGCCAACGTAGACCAGCGGGATCGCTACCGCTGCGTCGTCACCAATGCCGGGGGCTCGGTCACCTCGAACCCGGCGACGTTGACGATACTGTTTTACGACGTGTTCCTGTGGCCGCGCCCGGATGAGGCGAGCACATACAACGCATGGCTGCGCGACCCGACGGCTGGCAGTACCGGCATCACGGTTGCGATCGGACAGGTTACCGAGACCGATCTCGCCCAGCCGATCGCCTGGGCGCCGAAGGCGCGGCTGGTTGCGCAGGCGACGGAGACTGATCTCGCGCAGGCGATGACGCATCGCAAGACCGCGGCCGTGGCGCAGGCGCTGGAAACCGACCTCGCTCAAGCACTGAGCGCCCGCAAGACGATAGCGCTCGGCCAGGTCACGGAGACAGATCTCGCGCAGGCGCTCGCGCATGCGAAGGCGAAGGCGATCGCGCAGGCGACGGAGACTGATCTCGGCCAGCCGTTGACCGCGCGCAAGACGCTCGCGATCGGCCAGGCCGCGGAGACCGACCTCGCGCAACCGGTGACCGAAGCGGGCGGCAGCACGGTGGTGGTCAACCAGGCCGCCGAGACCGACCTCGCGCAGCCGGTCGCATGGGCGCCGAAGATCCGCGTGGTGGGGCAGGTGGCGGAGGCGGATGTCGCCCAGGCCGTCAGCCACGCGAAGGTGAAGGCCATCGGGCTCGTCCTCGAGATCGACCTGTCGCAGGCGATCGGGCGGGTGAAGACCCGCGCTATCGGCCAAGCGGCGGAGACCGACCTCGCGCAGGCCATCGCGTGGGCGCCGAAGCGCCGGCTCCTCGGGCAGGTCACGGAGACCGACCTCGCGCAGCCGGTATCCTGGGCGCCCAAGCGCCGGCTCATCGGCCAGGCCGCGGAGACCGACCTCGCGCAGGCGGTCGCCCGCCGGAAGACCAAAGGCGTCGGGCTGGTCCTCGAGATCGACACGGCGCAGGCGATCGTGCGGATGAAGACGCGCGCGGTCGGGCAGGTCTTTGAGATTGATCTGGCGCAGGCCCTCGCCCATCTGAAAACGAAGGGCATCGGGCAGGCGTTGGAAACCGACATCGCGCTGGCGATCACCCCGTTCCTCGGCGCCCTCGATCTCATCTTCAACATCGTCGAGCGCGAGGCGTTGTTCCAGGCGCTGCTGGCGCGGGACGGAGCCTTCGCCCGGGAGGTCATCGAAAGAGGCGGGTTCGCCCGGCTCCGCGACAAGGACGTGAAGTTCTGAGGAGCCGACACGATGGACTATAAGCTCGCGCAAGGCGACACCGGAGCGAAGATCCGCGTCACCTGCAAGAACGACAGCGACGACGTGGTGATCGATTTGACCGGCGCGAGCGTGCACCTCTTGTGGCGGGATGCGGCGAACCTCCTCGTAACGAAGACGATGACGATCGTCGGCGCGCCGACCGCGGGCGTCGTCGAATATCAATTCGCGGCGACCGAGCTGTTCGCGCCCAAGATGTCGTTTCGGGTGCGCATCACCGACTCCGGCGGGAAGATCCTCCACAATCTCGACTGGCTCGTCGAGGACGTGATCCGGACGCCGTAACGTGGCCCTCGGCGCCGTCCGCTTCGATCTCGCCCCCGAGAAGGCAGTCGAGTTCTTTCGCGCGAAGGGGCTTCAAGCCTCTTTTGCGTGGCAGGACATGCTGCACGAGGAGCACGACCGCGCGTTCACCGTCGCCAAGATGATGGACCTCGATCTGCTCTCGGACGTGAAGGGCTACGTCGACCGGGCGATCTCGGACGGCTGGACGTTCAAGCGCTTCCAGGACGAGCTCGCGCCCGAGCTCGCGCGCCGCGGCTGGTGGGGCGAGGGCTTGCTCAAGGACCCCGCCACCGGCGAGATGCGCGAGGTCCTGCTCGGGAGTCCCCGGCGGCTGCAGATCATCTACGACACGAACCTCCGCACCGCCTACTCGGCCGGCCACTGGGCTCGCATCCGCGAGAACGAGGCGACCGCGCCGTACGTGATGTACAGCGCGGTGCTCGATGAGCGCACGCGCCCGCAGCACCGCGCCTGGCACGGCAAGGTGCTGCGCGCCAACGATTCGTGGTGGAAGACTCACACGCCGCCGAACGGCTGGTCCTGCCGTTGCACGGTGATCCAGCTCGGCGCGCGGGATCTCGTCAAGCTGGGAAAAAGCGGGCCGGACACAGCGCCGCCCTCGCCCATGCGCGACTGGGCCAACCCGCGCACCGGGGAGATCGTGAAAGTGCCGGTCGGCGTCGATCCCGGCTGGGGCTACGCGCCGGGCGGGACGTTCGAGAGCCGCGCCGCCGAGGCGGAAAACCTCGCGCGCGAGAAGGCGCAGGGCGCACCCGAGGAGCTGCGCGCCGCCTTCCTCGAGTGGCTGGACACGACGCTCGCCCGCCGGAGGGCGGGATGACGGTCCCACGCATCGAGATCGATGACCGCGATGTCGTCTCCGCGCTGAACCGGCTGATCGCGGTCGGCGAGAGCCCAGCGCCGGCGCTCAACGCGGTGGGCCGCGTCTTGAAGAGCAAGATCCAGATGGGCTTCCAGACATCCACCGATCCGCTGGGCCGGACCTGGGCGCCATTGAAATCTCGGCGCGGCCAGCCGCTGCGCGACAAGGGACACCTGATGGGCTCGATCGACTACCAGGTCGAGGGCAACTCGGTGGTGGTCGGCACCAACAAGCTCTACGCGCCGGTGCATCAGTTCGGCGCGAAGATCGAGGCGAAGGCAGGCAAAGTGTTGCGCTTCTTCGTCGAGGGGCGGCCGGTGTTCGTGAAGCGCGTGACCATCCCCGCGCGGCCGTTCCTGCCGCAGGACCGGCTGCCCGATGCGTGGGGCGATGACTCGCTCGATGCGATCGGGGAAGTCGTGCGCGGCGCGTGGGAGGGCCACGGCGGCGCGGCGCGCTGATTAGTCAACATCCGTTACCTAACGCCACACTCTGCGCTGGTCTATCGTGGCGCACTGATGGCCCCCCTGCAGATCTTCAAGCCCGGCCGGCACACCGCAACGAACGGCAAGGTGATCGAGTTCACCGAGTCGCAGCTGAAGGCGTCGGCGGATGCCTATAAGCCCGAGCTACACGACGCGCCATTCGTCGTGGGCCACCCGAAGACGGACGCGCCCGCTTACGGCTGGACCAAATCGCTCGCTTTCGACGACGGCGTGCTCGCGGCGGAGCCGCACCTGGTGGACGCGCAGTTCCAGGAGATGGTGAACGCCGGCCGCTTCAACAAGATCTCCGCGAGCTTCTACGAGCCCGACGCGCCGGGCAATCCGGTGCCCGGCGTCTACTACCTGCGCCACGTCGGCTTCCTCGGCGCGCAGGCGCCCTCCGTACGGGGGCTGAAAAGCGCGAGCTTCGCCGGGGACGAGAAGGGCGTCATCGAGTTCGCCGACTGGGGCGAATCCATCGTCGCCTCGCTCTTCCGCTCGATCCGCGACGCCTGGATCGCCAAGTTCGGCAAGGAAGAAGCCGACAAGACCATCCCCGACTATTCCGTCACCGCGTTGACCGAGCACGCCGCGCAGGGCGACTCGATGACGCACAGCTACGCCGCACCTTCACAAGAGGAAAACGATATGCAGCTCACCAAGGAGCAGCTCGAAGCCCAAGCGAAGGACCTGAAGGCCAAGGAAGACAAGCTCGCCGCCGACCGCGCCGAGTTCGCGGAGCGCGAGAAGGCCGTGAAAGCGCAGGAGGAAAAGAACCGCCGCGCGGGGCTCGTCGAGTTCGCCGACACCCTGGTGAAGGAAGGCAAGATCCTGCCGCGCGACAAGGACGGGCTGGTCGCCTACATGGCCGGGCCGAACGATGCGGGAATGATCGAGTTCAGCGAAGGCGAGACCAAATATTCGGTAAACCCCGCCGATTGGCTGAAGAAGTTTCTCGCGGCGTTGCCCAAGCAGGTGGATTACGCCGAGCACAGCGCGCGGACAGAGGTCGAGTCCCCGAGCGTCAGCTTCGCCGCGCCTCCCGGCTACGTCATCGACCCGGAGCGGCTCGAGCTCCACAACAAGGCGCTCGCCTGGCAGCAGCAGCATCCCAACACCAGCTACGACGCCGCGATCGCCGCGGTGACGCACTGAGCACTCAGCACTGAGCACTCAGCACTCTCATTAAAGGAGTCTCGACATGAAGCAATCCATCCCGGTCCTCACCCTGACCCAAGTCCTGACCGCCACGGTCGCCGCGAATCGCTTCACTACGGTCGCCGGCATACAGACGGGCGCGGACTTGAACGCATTGGGCGTTTCCCGCACCGGCGGTATCTCGGGCGAGAGGGTCCCGGTGGACGTCCTCGGCACGACCATCATCGAGTCCGGCGCCGCGATCGCAGCCGGCGCGACCCTCAAGTCCGACGCGACCGGCCGCGGGATCACCTGGGTGACCTCGGGTGCCCGACTCGCGATTGCGCTCGAGGCCGCGGGCGGCGCGGGCGAGTTCATCGAAGCCGTGCTCATCCCGAACGCGGCGTAGCGGAAACGATTCCATAGCACCACTACGGTCAGCTGTGCCGGGGAGATAACCCGGCACAGCGAGACCGGGCAAAGACAACCAGGAGAACCTGATATGAAAAAGCTGTTCAAGCTCGAATCGAACTTCCAGGCCGCACTCATTCTCATCGCGATCGTCGCCGCGGTGCTGTGGCACGCCGGCCTGATCGCGCCGGAAGCCGCGCCGCTGCTGTTCGCGATGGCGCAGGCGACGCCGGCCGGCGCGCGCGTGATCGATCCGGTCCTCACCACCGCGGCGCAGGGCTACAAGCACCCGGATTTCATTGGCGACGCGCTCTTCCCGATGGTCCCGGTCGAAGCACGCGGAGGCAAGATCATCACGTTCGGGCGCGAGGACTTCGAGCTCTACTCTACGATTCGCTCGCCGGGCGCGGCCACGAAGCGCGTCCAGTTCGGATATTCCGGCGCCAGCTTCGCGCTCGAGGATCACTCGCTGGAAGGCGTCGTGCCGATCGAGTTGAGCCAGGAAGCGGCCGCGGTGCCCGGCATCAACCTCGGCAACGGCGCAGTGCGCAAGACGCAGAACATCATCGCGCTCCGCAAAGAAAAGGCGCAGGCCGATCTCGCGACGACCGCGGCCAACTACCCGGCCTCGAACAAGGTGACGCTCGCCGGCACCGCCCAATGGAGCGATTACACCACCGGCGTCTCCGATCCCTCCGCCGACATCGAGACCGCCAAGGAAGCGATCCGCAACAAGATCGGCAAGCGCCCGAACACCGTGGTGCTGGGTTCACTGGTGTGGTCGAAGGTGAAATATCATCCGAAGATGATCGAACGCATCAAGTACACCGGGCGCGACTCGCTCTCGCTCGACATGGTCGCGGCGCTGTGGGACGTAAAGCGCGTGTTGGTCGGCGATGCTGTGTATCTGACCGCCGCCGGCGTCCAGACGGATATATGGGCCAAGTTCGCCGTGCTGGGCTACACCGAGATCGGCTCGCTCGCCGACAACGGGCTCCCGTCATACGGCTATACCTACCAGCTGCGCGGGTACCCGATCGTGGAGCAGCCTTACTACGAGCGCAACCCGAAGAGCTGGATCTACCCGGTCACGGACTCGCTGCAGCCGGTGATCGCCTCCAACATCGCGGGCTATCTCATCAGCGCCCCGATCGCGTAACCGGGCGCGCCCTGGTTGAAGCCCTCTCCCGCGTGGAGAGGGTTTTTGCAAGGACACCCACAGACCAGGAGGCCGCCATGTCGAAGTACACCGCGAAGACCCCGATCAAGCTCAACGACGACGAGCGAGTGGAGGAAGGCGCCGAGCTGGAGTTGACCGACAAGCAGGCGAAGCCCCTGCTCGCCATCGGCGCGGTCGAGGCCGTGAAGCCCGCGAAGCCGGCGAAGTCCGACGATAGATAGTGCGCCGCCAATGAGGAACCTGAGCGCAGTGATCCTCGCTCTCGCGCTCGCCGCCGCCGCCCAGATGGCCTACGCCACCCAGCAGAACCTGATCGACCG